GGCCTCTCACGCCGGTAACAGGGGTTCGAGTCCCCTTGGGGTCACCAAGAATATCAGCTAGTTAGCTAGTCTGTTATACTCCGAGAGCTTGGTGATGTACTTTTGATGTACTTTTTGTCTCGGAATCCTTTAAACCGGGGAGTGCGGCCAGCACTTCCCGGTTTTCTTTTTTCAGCCGGTGAATATACCGCTGAGTGGTAGCCAAGCTGGTGTGGCGGAGCATGTATTGAATCTCGACCAAAGGCACATTCTGTGCCGCCAGGATCGAGGCGAACAGGTGCCGGATGCCATGGAACCCAAAAGGTTTGACCCCCGCTTTCTTGCATAACCGTTTCAACCAGTGCTGGCGGTACTGATAGGAAAGTTTCTGTTCTCTGATAAAGACATGCTCTTTGATGTCGCAGCTTTTCTTTCTGTGCCGCAACAACCATTCAACAAGATCGTCTTTGACGCTCAACCACTGTGAGCGCCATTCCCCGACCTTGTTCTTTCTCCAACTCAGCCTTATTCGCTTGCGGAAAAAATCCACATCAGCCCAAGTGAGACGAAAGAGCTCGTCCCGGCGGGCTCCGGTCTGCAAGTAGCAGTAAAGCATCAGCTTGTCTTGATCGTCCTCGATGATGTGAAAGATCTTCCAAAAATCATCAAGCGTTGGAACGTATCTTTCAACCCGCTCCGAGGCGAATTTTTCCACCTTGGAAAACGGGTTGTCGATGGGGAGGTCAAGAAACTTCACTCCCCAGGACCAAGCCGCCGACAAGTTTTTCCTGTCTTTGTTGGCCGCGTTCCCGGATCGGCTGACAGATTGCCTTTGCAAAGCCTTTTGGACCTGCAGGGCAGTCAATCGATTAGCCGATTCTTTCGGGTTAATGCCAGGACAGGCAAAGAGTTGCCGAAAAGCTATTCGTTTTTCGTCAAACGTCTTGCCGGTAAAATTCTGCTCTGCATGCCGCAGGTATTCCGTGGCCCAATCAAGCAAGCAGACCGTAAGGGTCTTTTGTTCCGCTGGTTCGGTTGGCCTTTCGGCTTCCCACAGAAGCGCATCCTTCTTGGTTGCGAAGCACTTCCGTTCCTTCTTGTTCCCGTTGAATCGTTGACCCATCCACGGAAATCTGTCCTTGTTTTTGTTCGGGTTTTTGTACGCCATAATTCATAACCTCGTTGCGTGGAAATCTCCAAGAACGTGGCCCCAGGCGCACCCCTCCAAGCCTTTCGAGACCATACCGCTGGAGAACCCTTTTCTCAACGCGGAAGTATTCACAAACTTCCTGTAACGTCATCATTTCGGGAAGCATTTTTTATAACCGTGAAAATTTATGACCATTTTTATAACTAAAACACCGGCAACCGCATTTGCCGATTAGCGGCGGGTTGTTTTTCTTCACGGACGGCGGCTTTGATCCGGCGGGCACGTTCGGCAATGGCGGGCATGTACTCAGCCCCGAGGGCCTTGTTGCCCATCAGGCCCCGCCGGGGTGTGGTGAAGATCGAAGATTTCATACCTACCCGGCAAGCGTTAGCCTGAACTCGTTTCTCTTGGTGATCATCTTTTCTCGGAAGGCTGCTTCATCCTCGAAAAAGGCGTGCAGGTCCTCCTCAATAATGTCCTTGCAGAGATACACTATCTTGTCGATGTCATCGGGCTCCACTTCCAGGGAGGCGCAGACCGACATCAGGATTCCCCGCGCCTGCTTGCGGAGCATGACGATATCCTTGTGCTTGACCGCATGGGTGCGGATGTAGCCGAATACCCCGGTCCACACCACGGCCTGCACCTTCTGCCAGAACTCTGAGACCTTGGCCTTGGTCTGGTTGTGATTGCGGTTGACCGGGCTTTCGGTGTGCCGGGTCCATTCGGTGGTCAGATAGGCCCAGAGACTTTTTAGGGAGTTGACTAAATCGCAGACCGTGTTGATCCTGTTGCCTTCCCGATCTGAGAACTCACGGAGCTTGGGTCGGCGGAGTTGGTATTCAATCCGGGTTACGGGCTGTTCGTCGTAGGTGTTAACGCCCCATATTTCGGCAAAGACCTGCTGCTTGTTGGTGGCTCGTTTTCTCTTCAATTCCAGAACCTTGTCATAGCCACGAAACATCATGCCGTCGCTGCCAATGGTGATGCCAGAAAACTTGCGGTTGGAGTAATGGCGGTTAAATTCCAGTTCTTCAGGGTCAGGCTCTCGTTTTGTGACTTTGAGACCTCCATATTCATCTTCGTCACGGGCCAAGGCGATCCAATGGCAACGATTTTCCAGGTCTGTGGTTTTGATATCGACACCGACGAAGTCAGCGGCGAGATGTACTTCGGACACCCGTTCCTTGACCACCTTGCCGCCGTAGCAGGCGAGGAAGGTTTTCACCCGGTCGTAGATGGCGAAGAAGCCCGGCGACCAGCAGGACAGGGAGCCGATTTCCAAACGGCAGTTGGGGATTTCACCGTTTGCTTTCCTGCGGTTGAACATCAGGGTGATGTCGCCGGAACGGAGGCGGAAGGTATACATCTTGGCCCCGGTGCGGTAGAGATTCCAGTCAAAGCCGTTTTCCTTGATCACCGGGATAGAGTCCTTTTCCGTATCCTGGACCTGCTTTTTCATCGACTCGAGAATCCCGAGGAAATTGTTGATGAGCGGATTCCATTCAATCCAGAAAGACACCTTCAAAAAGTCGAGTCCGCGAAACGGCGAGTCCCGTACTACTGGCAAACCACTTGTTAATCGGGCTTGTGGTTCGGGGCCGGCGGGCTGTTCCGGGGTGGTGCGCACCCGGACCGGTCCGGGGCCAAGGGGCGGCGGCTCGGTGGGGCGTACCCGGATCGGCGCGGCGTTGCGATGGACAAAGAACGGATAGCGATGGTTGTAACGGTAATCCTCCAGGGGGATTTCCTGGAGATAGTCGGGCTCGGGTGCCCTGAAGGTGGGAATGTTGGTAAGATCGACCGTCTTGCCCTGGAGCACGGCGCGGAGCTTTTGCGAAAGGGGGTCCTTGGATGGGCGGCGAGAATAATACATGATTGTGCTCCTTTAATAGGTGAAGTACCCACGACCATTGCATGTAAGACAACTTCCTTCGTCTCCACCATCATAGGTGCAAATACCAGTGCCATCGCAGCATGGACAAGTCTCCCTTTGCTTGGCATGATTGTGGTCAATTTGTCGGTAATATGCAGGCGAATGGGGAGAAGGTTGGTTAACCCAGTGACCATTAACGAAATCTATTTTGCCCTGGTAGATGTCATCGTTCTTCTCTGCCCAGCATAGATATCCAGGACAATCAGTAGTCAGAGAACCTTCTAAAAGGCCGCAAACTCGGCAGACAGCAAGCCCGCCGTCGCAGATGGGACAAGTACCCGGTTCGAGGCAATTCGTATGCTCTATGAATATATGCTTCATGTTTCCATCCTTCTTCTCTAATTGGTGCATGGTCATTCCTATCGAATCAGTTCATTGCAAAAAACTAACGCGCTATCGCTTGTTTCCTTCACAAGGTTCCTTCAAAAGTCGGGAAACTGCCCCCGACTTTCAAAGCGAACCTTATGAAGGCAAGAAATAATTACTTGGATAGGGAAAGGTCTGATGATTCATCAGCGCACCGGCACGAATAATGATTTTCAAATGGCTGGAAGTCCTGACCAATGCAGGAAAAACGGAGCATCTTGCCGCGATCCTGGCAGGACCTTTCGCAAATGGAGAGATATTCACGACACGATTTAGATTCACGGACCCGTTCCTTGGCACTGTAATGGCGAGCATAGGGGAATTCTCCGGGCATCACCGGGGAGTCAGAAGGCTTTGGATCAGGGGACGGAGAAGAAGGCGAAGTCTGTTGAGGCGGAGAAGGTAACCGGTCATAAGACACAGTACTTTTGCAAAACCCTTGATTAGTGGAGAAAATGAAAAAAACGGTAGCCGCATAAACACATGGTGATTTCATAGGAACCTCAATAATAGGAGATAACGGTGCCTGGAGCGAGGCGGGGGCGAAACATCGGAAAAACGATTGACCGAGAATCGGAGGAACCTGTTTGCCGGGAAACGTTGCGTTGATGTTCCAATGGTGGCGGCACGGCGGAAAAACTGAACATTTCGAACGAATCGTACAGATCAGCAATTTTTTTGTTCAAGGGCTGGACCCACGTTTTCGCTTTCATTGCCTTGCTACCGCCCATGTTCGCATATTGGCGAATAGCGAGAAAACAAGGGTATGGACTCATTTTGATCGATATGAACGGGATAGGAAGTTTGACGCGAGTGAAATTGCGGAAGAAGGTTTCATACTCGACAAGAAAACGAATCTGCTTGTCTATCATCTCGATATTGTGAGCAATCAAGATGAAGTCGAGCTTCATTTTGCGGTGCTGGGTGAAGATTTCCAAAAAATCAGAGTTCTTGCCCCAATTGCGCGAATTGAAATAGAATTGGCATTCATCGAGAATAACGAGGGCTTTGCCCTCTCGTTGTTCACGAAATTTTCCCCGAACAAGGCCAGGTGTAACCGCAGAAAGCTGATAAATCGAATCAACGGAACCAAGGAAGAAACAACGGCTGGTTACATCATCAATAAATTCTTGCCTGGTTTTTCGGCCGATTTTAATTTGTATGGAACGATCCGCAAGACGTTCGGCCCAATCCGATACCAACCGAAAATTGGTGGCCAATACTCCACCGTCAAGCAAGTGCATAATGCCATCAAAAAGGGCGGTACAGGACTTGCCGGAACCCGGAACACCGCAATAAAGATCAATCATTTTGCAATCCTCACAAACCGAAGAAGAGGACCGTATACGAAAGAAATGCCCATGTTCACAACAATGATGGAGACACAGAAAACAAAATGATCTACAGGAAAAATCCAATTAAGAGTGGGAACTATCGGAAAACTTGACAAGACAGCAGAAGGAGCCGGAATAGTATAATCAGGTAACAATCCAGCAATAAAATCAATTATGCCAATTGCAATGTTTGCAATTAAATCAAGAATCCACCAAAATAAAGGGAATCTTGAAATTTAGCTTAGCAAGCCCCGGCACCATTCACCGACAATTTTATTCACAAAGACCATGCTCTTCTGGCTTTTAATCCGATCGGTTTTGCACCTTGGCGGTGCCTCGCTCTGTGCTCGATGGCGGTCTTTTGCCAGTTTGCCGCACTCCGGGCACACTTCACCTGCTTGCAGCCAGAAGCATCCCCATTCGGTCAATGTTATACACCAAGTTGCGCAAGCCGATCTTTGCTCGGGCTCGGGCTATGCCGATCGTGCGCAACAGTACATTCCCCGCTCGCTGCGCCTGTACACCAAAGACATGCTCGATTCGCGAACGGACCTTGGATCTGGTTCGGTTGCCCTCCTGTTCTCTGGGCGTCAAGGGACGATTGCGGCTCCCCTTGCGTTGGATGTGTTCACGAAAACCATCCTGGCCGAGGCGCTCCAATCGATCCGCGGATCGATAGGCCGAATCCGCCCAGACGTCCTTGCTCGTATTGTCGGCAAGGAGTTGCTCGAACACGTTGCTGTCGTGCAGGGCCGCATCGGTCACGGCATAGCTGCGAATCAACTTGTGCTTCACATCCACCGAGATGTGGTTCTTGTAGCCGTAATAAGACTTGCCGTTCTTCTTGGTCCAGCGCGCGTCCGCGTCTTTTCTACGCCGCTTGTTCTCGGACCAGTTCTCCGGGATGTCGCCCTCTTTGATCCGGGCATTTTCCTCCCGGCTGTTCCGCTGTTTGGGCACGCTGACAATGCTGGCATCCACGATCTGCCCTTTCATCGCCATGAAGCCGTTGTCCCGGAGATGCGCATCGAAGGTCGCAAACAGTTCCTCTACAATGCCGGCCTTGACGAGGTCTTCCCGAAAACGCCAGATGGTGGTGGCATCGGGAACCTTCTGGCTGATGTGCAGACCAAGAAAGCGCCCAAAGGAGTGCCGGTCGAGAATCTGAAACTCGGTCGCGTCATCCGACAGATTGTACAACGACTGCAGGATGAGAATCTTAAACAGCAGGATGACGTCGTACCCCTTCGGCCCGACCGTAGACTGCCGGCCCTTGTCCCTGGCCTTTTCGAGCGCAGGACGAAACATCTCCCAGTTGACCGTCTCGTTGATCTTGGCAAGTGGGTCGCCGTTCTTGTCGATTTTGTGCAATCGGTCCTGCAAATCAAAAAAGCCGGGCTGGATCATGGCTGATCTCCATCGGGTGATGGTTGGCGGATGCGGCCTTAAAACGATGAAGAATGTAACATATTTACACAAAATCAACAATTTGATAGTTAAACTTGTCGCAGGCTACTGCATTTAATTTTCAAGAAACCCTAAATTTTTGAAAGCAATTACAATAAGATTTCCAAGTTCTTGAAGTCCCATTTCATTTTCCTCGTAAATCAACGCCAACGTAAAGATAAATTAATAGAACAATGGTTGAGATTGTGATGCCAAGTGCAAAAAGAGACCTAACCATTTGAGCAATGTTATCAAATGAACTTAGATCAATTGTTATATTTTTACCGTATATAGAATATGTGTAAACGGGTGCTGATCCTGAACCTTTGAAGTCAGAATAAATATCTTTGAATGTTGATCGAAGAGAAAAGGGGAATTTTGTGGTGAATTGGGAAAAATGTGAAGCTATACCTTCATAATCAAACTTCCCCTCAACATATTGATAGGAACCTGTCCAGCCATCACTATTATCAACGTCTCCATCTCCATCGGTATCTGATCCAGAAACGGAGGTAGAAGAACCGCCACCGGTAGAAGTGTCACCATCACCATAATAATTATTAGTTGTATTGTTTGTTGTTGAATTATCAATAGTTTGATTGACTTCATTAAAATCGCTTGCAAGTTCCCACTGTCCATTAGACATACACTCGCAAATCATGTGTTTATTTTCACTACAAGCAAAATTTTTTATTAAAGCAGAAGAACCGCATGAGGAAGAACATTTTGATTTGAGATCATCACAAGTTTTATCTAAATCCATGAGTCCTACATCTTCGCCTTTTTGCTCAGTGGTGGGAAAAACTTGTTCTGCGTCATCAGCAGTAGTGTTTTCAGTAAGTATTTCGGAATCACCACTATCAGAAGTATCTTTTTCACAAACTGAGTCGGTACATTGGTCAACTGAAGAAACAGTGTTACATTTTATTGTGTGGAGCTTATCAGGAGTGGCAAGATAGGTCACACGACCACCAGCGGCGAAAAATGATTTTTCATCAATATAAGAAGGAAATGAACCGATAGAATAAACAAGACCAGGAAACTTTTCTGGATAATTATAAGCGGAATAGATGCTGATCATATCGTAGTTATCATTTTGAGCAGAATAACTAATGATACCAGCAACAACAGTTCCGTCTGATAATTCGTACCAACCTTTTAGATATTTTGTTCCGGCAACAGTAGAATCATACGGGTTATCATCACAAACATCACAAAGACCATCAGAATCGGAATCGAGACAATCAACAGTGCAACCAGGTTTTGCGGCAAAAAAAGACGCAGTTACATTTGAAGAAACAGAAATAATTCCTTGTGAAAGAAGAGTAGAAAAGCACTCGGGTGTTACAGTCATCAATCCACCGATAACAGAATAGGCCCATCGTGTTCCATTCCAAAACATTCCGTAAAGGGTTATTTTCCGCCAAGTATAACCGGAGGTAATAGTAACAGCGGAATAACTCATTTCGGTCTCGCCAATTGTCAAACGAACATCACCGACAAGATTGGTCTTAAGAGTCGAGCTCTCTACAACGCCGCCATCAATATAGAACCACTGGGTACAAGAACCGGGGTAACCAGGTTCAACAGAATCAGCTTTGCAATTCAGGCAAAGTGCAAAAACTGAAACAAACCCGAGAAGAAACCAGAGGAAATTTTTCATGATGAACGCAGGCAGGAAGGAAGGGGAGCCCGAAGGCTCCCCAGGTAGTTAATGACTACGAACCAGCATTTTGAAAAAGCCAATGCCGATGACTACACCAAGGATGGTGCCCCAAATCGGCAGACCGGCGGTCAATGCGGTTCCAAGCTGTGTGGTGATCTCGGTTACTGCGTCAGCATACGATACGGTCATATCTGCGTTCTCCAGTTGAGGTTTTAAAAAGCCCTATGGTTGTATGTGAACATTCCCCGGAAAACACCCCATACCCAGGCCGTCGAGTATGTGAACAACCAAGTGAAAATTCCGAGGCTTAAACCGCCAACAAAGAGAGTCATATTAAGCGCCATTCTACGACCTCCATGTAACAGCGATTATCAAAGCGATGCCTAACCCCAGGGCAAAGGATGAGACATCGACAAAGAATCCTTGTATGCTCGTTAATAGGTTGATGATTGTTTCCGCTTGCTCGCTCGTCATGGCGATACCTACAAAACCGGCAAACCCGCCGTTAAAGGCCGGTCTCGTCCCCTGCGACGGCGCGCGGGGCCGAGGCCGGGCCGTCAACGGCTCGGTTGCGATCAAAAACCGGGTGTTGATGGAGGCGCCGTATGAGTCTTAGGAAAAATCCAACGCAATCGTAAATCAACAGCGCCATCAAACAGCCTATGAACGATGCAAAAACAAGCGGTTCCATTATTTGACCGCCCAAAGATAATGGGGATAATGCCAACGGCCTTTTGAATCCTTCCATGGACGACATTGAACCTCGACGGAAATACTCAAATCGTCGCCAGGATTGCCGAGCTTGGACCGCGACATGATGCAATATTTGTTTGGATGCGAATAAGCGTCAGGTGCTGGGGTGGCCAATATGGATTCGATGATAGGAAAATTTTCCTTATCGGTGCCCACCTGTTGCGAGGCTTGAATACGGCCGGAAAGCCAGAGGGTGCCAGATTTAACTGGATTTTTTTCGTTGGTTGACATGGTTTCAGCTCCTTGTTTTTTTGAATTTGTTGTGCATGACGGTGCTAAATCATTGTTTGAAGCGGATAGTAAGATTGCGTTCCCTGTCCCGGAATCGTGACTCGACCAAGCGAAATTGCGGAGAGAGCATGGCGAATTGTGTGCAGAGCTCAGCATCAGAGAAACGCATGATTCTTTTCTTGAGTTCGTGAATCGCGGCGGGTTGGTTTGGTTTCATTTCGCGTTTTTCTTTAAAGTTTGATGTGTAGTAAAATAATAATTTCTATATATAGACATTTAATAGCGAGAATGTCGGCATGTCAACAAAAATAAATGAAGAAGTGAAAAAAATAGGAAATAGACTAAAAGAATTCAGAGTTGAAAATGGTTTAACACTTGTTCAACTATCTGAATTAATAGGAATTTCTCATGGATCATTGTCGGGGCTTGAGAATAACAAATCGAAACCATCAGCAGAAACTTTATCGAATTTATGTCTATATACAGAAATTGACATTGTTTGGTTGTTAACCGGAAGGAGGGAAAAGCCTATAGAAAGAAAAATACCGACAAGAAAATTTGAAATTTTTGAACAAGCAGAGGAGTGGCTACGAGAAGAAGTACAAAAAAATCCGAAGAAAGAAATATGGTTCGAAGTAGAATTTGAGAAAACGTTTCAGGAGTTCAAAGAATGGAAAGAAGGAAAGGAAGGGAGAAGAAAACTTGAATCGGAGGCTCTATCGTATAAAATAGCAGGAAATAACTAAGTCGCAATAAGGTATAACATGGACGCATCGTTAGATAATCTCAACAACGAACCGGACCAAGACAGAGAAAAATCAGAAAAAGAAATCAAGAAAAAGCTCAAAAGAATGGGGAATCCGGTATGGGGTTTTCTGTGGAGATTTTTCCTCTGTTGCGCTTTGATCGATATTCCCTTTTGGGCATATTTTCACTTCGTCAAAGGCGTGCCGATCCTGGTAGGGCTGCAACAAATAAGAAACGAAGTCCAAGAAAAATTTTATACGCCAAAAGAACCCGAGCAGAAAAAAATTGTGAAATTCGATTTTCCACAGCCAACAAGAAAACCATCGTGACAGCTAAAAAAGCAATCTCCGGAGGAGATGCAAAAAAGAAACGCTGAAATGGCTATCAAAGCGGCAAGAGCTGAAGCAGAAAGAAAAGAGGCATTACGAAGACAAAGAGAAAGATACTCAGGGCCGATATTCAGCTGGAGAAACGAGAAAGGGAATAAGGTTTATTCAAATGTAGGATTCCCACAAGACAGGCCATATACAGAAGCGACAATTGAGTACAAATGAAGGCGTTGGAGGTGTCAGCGCTAAGGGAAAAGGAAACAATTCATTTTATAATGTATCCCGCATGTATCACGGTTCCCCTGAAAGCCTTGATTTGTAAGGCGGGAGACGGGTTCAACTCCTGGGGCCAAGAAATGAGAGGTGAGGGAGAAACAACACCCGCAATTTGAACATGCAAGTTTATGCAAGTGTAACGAAAAACGGCCACTCAGCTAGTATCAGCTAAGTGGCCGTAATTATTTGGTACCCGGAACGAGAATCGAACTCGTACAGCCAAAGGCCGAGGGATTAAAACGGCCTTGCGCCTAGCCCGAAACCTCACGGAGTAGCCTGAATATGAGCAAAACTATTACCACACGCTATGACGTCAGCGAGCACCTCAGAACACCAGAGGAAATGGCCGCTTATCTTGAGGCATGTTTCGAGGAAGCCAATGGAGACGCCGCCTTTATTGCCAAGGCTCTCGGCGATATTGCCCGAGCTAAAGGAATGACACAGGTTGCACGAGATGCAGGCCTGTCTCGTGAAAGCCTGTATAAAGCTCTCTCCGGCGAACGTAGCCCAGGATTTGATACAATCCTCAAAGTCATCGGTGCGCTTGGTTTGAAATTGCACGCTGAACCCAATCACGCATGAATTGCCTTTGACGCTTGGTTAGTAACCATTTTTTGATGTACTTTTGATGTACTTTTGAGGCAAAGTTAAAGCACATGAGCGTTTGATACGGCCTGTAACTATCTGAAAAACAAAGAAAAGGCTTTTTGGGGAACGCTCTTTTTAGG